ATACCTTGAACAGTTCGTTACGAACTGTTATGGATAGAAGTGCAAGATGTTATCCTATTTTACAGCACATGGAAGGCATAACATCACAGGCTAGACCTAGATTATTCAAAGGTCCATTTGATTATTATCACAAAGAAAGCGGTAATCCAGATATAATATCTCATGGTTCATTATGGGATGAACAAGGAAAAGAGGTTATTGTAGAAATGTATGAATGGTATAAAGATCACGAAAAACATGAAAAGAATGGTACACAGGGAGCATTACCTGGAATAGCAATGTGGCATGATAAAACCTATCGAACTAGAGAAAGAGTAATAGCAGATAGGGTATATTATAATGATGTTAAGAATCGTTAGAAAAAAGACTTGAAAAATCTGGATCATTATAACTAAATTTATCTTGAATATTATCCCAACAATCCATACAACTATAAGTTCTTCCTCTATCTTCTTTGCTTATTTTCCACATCATTTTAAAACAACAACTCAAGTCAATTTCATTTTTTTTACATATAAAACAAAGATGATCTTTTTCTGCTTTCAAAAGATTATAATCATTTTCTTTTTGTATGATTATTTTCTGTAAATCCATTATTCTATCTAATACTTTTTGTTCTAAATCATTCATAATTAACATAATACATACCTATATTTAAGTTACGTGATAAAAAATAGATAGGGTTATAAGCCCATATTACGGATTATGAAATCAAACTCATCTACGAATGTTTGATCTTTCTTGTCTTTTTTCACATTAACAGTACCATAAGCCGATACTGTGTATTGATACAGATTTTCAAGGTATTTGTTAGCGTTGCGAAACCAATCCATACCTAATGGAATTTGTAAAATTTGTGACATAAATTACTTCTAATCATAGTAGTTATATAAGTATTGATATGACCAAATACGGTTCAACTGACGAAATGGAGAAACTGGCTTGGGGTGGAACTAAAGTAAGCACTCCAGCAGTAGTAACAACTGTCCAGAATACTGTAACTGATATTATTAATCTTATATTAAACAGAAATGAGGACTTTAGTACAGTTCCTAGTGCAGTATCTAGTGCTGCCAATTTGGTAGGATCAGAGATGATAAGAAACTTGGGAAAGAGAACAGAATTAAACACAATGCAAATCTATGATATGGCTAAAGTATTACTCCAAAGTTACATGGACCAATCTCCTTCTGATCAAGTAAGATGGGGTAATGTGTGGTACACTTGACCGTTACATTCACAAATCTATCAGGTTCAAGGGAAAATTTAGACAAGACAATTAGAGCTCTTTTAGAAGATAATTGGACAGCATCAAATATTACAGGAACAATTACTCCAGATTTTCAATCAGATACAGAAGAACCTGATCAACTTGCAAGACCTGACAATTCCTATGTCAATGCAATTAGAATCTCAATATTTTCAAGAGAAAGAGCAGAGGAAGATGGGGATTATAATGGAGATGATAAACACTTGTGGAGATTTAGATTGTTAGTAGAATGTCAAGCAGAGGATTTAACAGTTTTATTGGATTTTGAAGATGAGGTTAATCGTATTCTATGGGAAAATAGACCTAATAGTGCAACTAGATTACCTAAAAGCGGAGGAGCAGATTCAGAAGCAGCATATTTTGAAAAATCAGAAATACAGTTTAACAGATTAGAGCCACAAGGAGATGATGATCAAACTCCTACAAGTCAAGGAGAATTGGTTATCTATTATTGGAGAATCAAAACTTAGAGATTACTTCTTTATATCAAATTTCTTTATGAATAAAATATGGTAGTTTCAGCACACAATGTTACAACAAAACGTGATATTGTAAAAGAACTGCAATATGTAGGAGAAGGAGATACAGTAGGAACTCCTGGATCATTTGGTACAACTCCTAGTTCATCAAGTTTTACTCTAGTAGGAAATAACTCCGAAATTAACATTCAACCTGATGTTCAGCACATGGATGTATCAGTTCTTGGATCAGAAGATGTAGTTGATGCAGTAAAGACACAATCACTTTACGCTTTTACAATCAGATATAATCCTATTGATATAGCACTTTGGAAATATCTCTGGAACGCAAGCGGTGGAGGAACTGCAAGTCCAGATGAATCATTGTCATTTACTTACTCTTATAATCTTGATGGAACTGAATATTATCAGCACATCAGAGGAGCAAGACCAACAAGTGGAACAATGTCCTTATCAAGGGGTATGTGGGATTGTTCAATGACATTTGTTGCAAAAGATATTACCATTCCAAACACAAGTGATGGAAACGCAGGCACTCCAACTTATCAAACAACAGAAACATCTAGTAGTCCAATCGTACACTCTGATGGTGGAGGAAGTCCATTTTCATGGAACTCTGTAAACTATGGAGAAAGATCATTCTCTACAACCGTAACAAGAAACATGGCAGTTATGGCAGTAAACGGAGAAACTGACATTACTTATTGCAAAGCAACTGACCGTTCAATCACAGCAACAGTTGAAGTATTTGCAGGAAGATCAAGTAATGAAACAGCAATGTACACAGATTATGAAGGTAAAACTGCAAGAAGTGCAAGTTACAAATTCACATCATCTCCAAGCAAGACATTCACATACTCAAACTGCATTATCACAGATTATTCCTACACTCACGCAGCAGGCTCTACAGATGCTTTAATTGAGAGTATTTCATTCAGAGCAGAATCCTGTACTGACCTATAGGTTTAAATACTAACCTTTTTTATTTTATTTGTGGTATTTTTAGATATTAAGGATAAAGTTTGGAGAATAAAAGATAAGGAATACAAAGTTATTGAAGATATTCCTATGAAAGACCTTAAATGGTTTAAAGACAAGTACAAGGAAATTATCAAAAAGAATGAAGAAAAGAAACTTACACAAACTGAAGCATTAGAGTTTGATGATTTATGGTGGGCTAAATTATGTGAAGTTGGATTAGGAAGCACTATTGATGATGTTCTTGAATCAAATTGTACTGAAAAACAGTTTAGAGATTTCATGGCGGAACTTTACAATTTTTTATCGAACGTTTCGACAATAGAAGAAGCCAAGCAGTTAGATTTATACGTTCAAAAGACAAAAGACAAGTAGAAATAGCACTAAAGGATTATCCTGAATTAAATGATCATTTGCCAATAGTTTCTATGATTAGAAGTAACTTTGGTTCTCTTAAGGAAATTTTGGAATTAAAAGACAAGTACGGATTGGATTACCTCTTAGAATTACAATACATCTTATCTATACTTAGACAGGAAGATGAATTAGATGGCAATAGAAATCAAAGGAGTTAAGAAAGTAAGAAAAGAATTTGAGAATATTAAGAATATTTCTTATGCTGAATTTATAGATTTTATATCAAGACAAACACTTTCATTACTTACTCAAAACACTCCAGTTGATACAGGAGAACTAAGAGATTCTTGGAAAGTCCTTGAAAAAAGAGATGATTATGTAGGAATAGGAACAGAAGTTGATCAACTACCTAAATTAAACGCATTGATATTTGGTACACGATATATGGAGGGAATAGATTTTCTTTCTCCCATAGTTGAAATTATGCAAGATAACATTAACAGTATAATGAGAAGGCATTTAAAAACAAAGCACGTATATCTTAAAAACATTAAACAAGGTCGTCAAAGTATAGAAACTCCTTCTAATATTGTAGGTCTTACTGGATTATCATTTGCAAAACGTAGAGGTAGAGGTAAATCAGTAATCAAGAGAACTACACTTAATAGACCAGCATTAAGACCAAAAATCTATAGAAGAAGGAAGGTATAGATTACTTCCTTTTGAATATTTTGTCAATGTAAAGATATGTCCAGTAATTTCACAGATCCTATAATCATTGAATTACGAACAGATATAAAGAATTTAAAATCAGGATTATCTTCAGTTCAACAGGAATTAGCCAAGTTTGAAGGAAAACTTGAATCTGCAAATGCTTCATCTCAAAAATTAGATGCAGGACTTAAGGCTTTTAGTTGGACTACATTTTCACAAGGAGCATTAAATACTTCTACAGCAATAGCACAACTTTATACTTCTATCAGTAACATAGCAAAGATACAATATACTTTGAAAGCAGCAATGATAGGAGTTGAAAGAGCAGAGGACTTGGTAGCAAGAAAGACATTGCAGTTAACAAAAGAAATGGAAAAAAATGGAACACATACAAGAACAGCAATATTACTTAGAAATGAACTTGCAACAGCAACAGAAGATTTAGTAGTTAAAAATGAAAGAGTTGCAATCGCACAAGATGCAGTTAATGATACATATATCTTATTTACAAGTAACGTAGTCAATACAGTTTTTGGTACTATGCAAACTTTAGTAGGTTTGAAAGCAATGCTTGTTACAAAATCATTAGCAGTAAAAGCAGCACAAGCACAAGAAACAGCAGCACTTAATGCAAATAATCCAGTATTGGCAACAAATACACAATTATACACAGCAAATAATACACAAAAAGGAATAGCAGTAAATCTTAATCAAAAATTAGCTTTAGGATTAGGACCATTAACAACAACACTCGCAGCACAAAATGCAGCAATGACCGCATCAAACATAGGAATGGGAACACTTTCAACAGGTATGGGAACAGCAACAAAAGCAACAGGTTTATTATCTTCAGCATTAGGTAAAGCAGGATTAGTAGGTTCTATTGCAGCAACAGGTATAGCAATAGGAGCATACGTTTTTGATCAAATTCAAGCAAATGATAAAACCAATGAAGTAACTGAAAGTGTAGATAAATTAATTAAAAAATATAAAGAGTTAGGAAAAACAATAACAGATCCAGGTTATGCAATAAGTCAAAATCCAATTATAGGATCAGTACAAACTCAAATTAATGAATATGAATCTGACTTGAAAAAATTTTTAGCAGAAAGAGAAAGGCTAGAAAAAAGACTTGCAGAAAAAAGAGGATCTTCTTTTACTCCACGAACAGAAATTATTGGATTAGAAGGAGAATTGGTTAAAATTAATAATACTATAGCTGAAATAGAAAAAAGATCAGGAGAAGCAAATAATGAAATTAAAGCACTAGAATCAGAATTTATTGCTATAGGTCAAATTTTAACAGGAACAAAATCTGATTTTGACGGTATATCAATTAAAGGTGTAGATGCCTTTAATGGTATTAAATCATCAGTTGTATCAATGGTTAAAGAACTTGATAATTTAACTCCAGGTTTAGATGATGCAATAGAATTAACAAGTAAATTTAAGGAAGAATGGATGGAAGCATTAAATCTAACTGCTGCTGAAGCAGATGAAATTGAGAAAGCCGTAATAGCAGAATTTAAATTAAAAGATGCAGTTCACGAAACAAATAATCAAAGAAAAATGGGGTGGGAACAAGAAAAGAAATACCTAAAGGAAATCGCTGACTTAAAAAAAAAACAAGATCCAATTTATCAAAAACGATCACTTTTTAGTGGTATTCTAGGACTAGAAGAAGATTTCTTAGAAGGAAAATTTGGTAAGGAAATAGCCTCTCATTTGGGTTATCAACCGTTCATGGGTGTGATAAGTAAAAGAAATAATGAGGTCAAAATGATAACAGATTTGATAAGACTAGACAATCAATTATACGGATATACAAATATGTTAGAAGAATTAATGGTTATATTGCCTGGAGTATCTGATCCTGCACAAAGAAAACAAATAACAGATACTATTATTGCATTGAGAGATAATATATCAAAAGTCAAATCTGAAGCTGGTCCTAGCATATCTAGTTCAAATAAAACGATAGCAGGATTTGCAAGACAATATACACAAGCAATAGGACAACTTCAAAATAACTTAAGATCACTTGTTTCACATGGATTCGGATCATTCCCTACATTTGGTGGGCAAGATAGGTTATCTCAATATTATACAAATCAAATGAGATCAATTACAGGAGGAGCAGGAGCATTGGCAAGATCAATGGTAGAAAGAACAGTTGTAAATAGAAACACAATTCTTGCTTCAATTAGAGGAGTTAATACTTCTAGGATTGGTTCAGTACAAAGAACAACAGTATCAGTACCAGGTTACGGAGATTTATCAGTAAAAAAAAGAGGAGGAAAAGGAGCATACAGAACAAGACAAATAGGAATCAATATGGCAAATCAAGAGTATTCTTATCAATTACAACAATTAACAGGTTATTCATTATCGGAATTACAATCATTGACAGGATTAGAAATTCAGCACGTAGATCCAAATGCAGTTCTTTGGAATGCATTAGGATCAGGAAGATCAAATAGAAATCAATTTGTAACTCCCCAAATGGCACAGCAACGATCTGATTACGTTAGGAATTATATGGAACGATTAGAACGTAATAGAGCAGAAGTTTCAAGTAGAATTAGTTTGATTACTGAACTTACCAGTATAAATCCTTACCTTTCATTATCACTAGGACAAGGATCTACTGAATTAAGTTCCATATTAAAAGAACAAGAAAATCTATTACAGTTAGTAGGATTATCAAAGACACAAGCAAAAGAAATTGTTGTAACTCCAACTAGAGGTAGAACGGAAATAGATGATAGGATTAGATGGACTCAAAGACTTGAACAAATATCTACAGGAGCGACAGTATTTTGACCTTAACTCCTAATTACAATCCAAATCCGTTGCATCCTAGAATCAATATTACTAATAAATCAGGAGCATCAGCATATAACTTTATTTCAAAACAGTTAGATCCTAATGGTACTCAGGACTTTAAACTAGAAGCAATGAGTTTACATTTGGGAATTAATGATGATTTTGGAACATTATCTTTGGTTATTCACGATCACGATAACGCACTTACTGATTTGACAGATTTGGATAGACCTAGTGTAATATCAAGGGAATGGGGTATTCAATTATATCTAGGAAAAACATTGGCAACTCAACAAAGGTGGTTTTATGGAAAGATCAAAGACGTTACAGTAGAAAGACCTACTACAGGAGTACAGATTATCACATTGATAGCAGTAGGATGGGGTGTTATCCTTAGGGAAAGATTAACCCGATTGGTAAGAAATCAGGCAAAGACAGCAGATGGGGTTACATTAGACGATACTGACACTAGCACAAGAATTGATAACTTAATCCTAGACCTATTCCAAGACAAGGATCATCAAGTAGATGATAATATTACACAATTATCAAATATCA